GTGGACCCCATCGTCGGTGTCAGTTTCACTGGTCTGTTCGACTTCTTTGTTCTCCGCTTTGGCTACGAATGGCTGGAGTGGTGGAAAGCAGGTCGCCCAGACACCGTCGTCGGCCACATCTTTGCCCGTGCTGAGGCTGAGTATCTGAGCCGTTGGCGTGGTGTTGTGGAAGACACCGTGGCGGAATACTGCAAGAAACACGGTCTCCGTTGTCCTAACCGGACGACAACTGTTCAGCCCGCTGGCACTAAGAGTCTCCTTACTGGAGCCGCCCCTGGCTGGCATCCCCCGAAGGCTGCCCGATTCATTCGTCGCATCACCTTCGCTAAGAACGATCCTGTGGCGTTGGCCTGTGAGGCCTATGGCTACAAGATCATTCCATCCCAATCTGATCGGGACGAAACCGGCGCTTTGCTGGACGACCCCCGTGACCCCCGTTGTACTGAGTGGCTCGTAGAGATTCCTAGTGAAACTCCGTGGGCTGACCTGCCTGGCTGCGATTCCATCGACATCAATGCCTTCAGTATCGAAGCCCAGTACAAGTTTTATATGCAGGTTCAAACCTTCTATACCACTCACAACACCTCAGCAACCCTGGAGTTCCGTGAGAATGAGATTGAAGACCTGTCCAAGCTGATCTACCAATCGATCGAAAAGGACGAGGGCTACATCTCAGCAGCTTTGCTGGCACGATTTGATGCAAACGAAACGTTCCCGCGTCTGCCGTTTGAACCTATTACTAAGAAGGAATACCTGGACCTCCAAACAGGAGTCCTGTCCCGTCGCATCACCAATGACTTCGGACTTGCTATGCAATCGTTTGCACCTGGCAAGGATGAAGCCCAGGGACCTGCGGCTTGTGATTCCGACAAATGTCTATTCGCTGAAAAATCACCTAAGTGATTGATACCAAAGATCTTGGCCTGGAGACCCTTACATCGGGGTCTCTTCGGGGCCTTGTGGCTGAACTAGATGCACTATTCCCAGATGTCTATCCTGATTATCTGACCGACCCTCGTGAGCTTGCTTACAAAGCGGGTCAACTTTCCATAGTTCGGCTGCTTAAAGCAAAACTCGACAATGATTAACCATGTGTGGTGGTGGTGGTTCTAAAGGACCTAGCAAAAGCGATCGTAGAAAAGAACGCAGAAGGCAAAAAAAGGCAGCGCGAAGGCAAGAACGCCGATTTGAACAGCAAATGGCTCAGCAGGCAGCCATTGCCCAACAACGTGCTCAAGATCAAGCTCAGCAATTCGCTATTGCTCAGCAACAACAGCAAGCTGCTATGGCCGAACAGACCAGGCAGTTTGAAGTAGCACAGGCTCAAGCCCGACAGTTCCAGGATGAACAACTGGCTCAGGCTCAGGCTGCGCAACAAGCCCAGTTACAAGCCCAACTTGCAGCTGAAGAACGTGCCCGTGAAGAAGCTGAAAAGGCTCGCAATCGTGCTCTTAGTTTTGATGCTGCTAATGAGTCAGGAACGGTTCGGAAGAGCAAGCAAAAGAAAGCATCCAAGAAAGCTCGACGCTCCGGAACACGTCAACTTGCGAACCAACTGACGGCAACAGGAGCAGCAAGCCTTGGCATTGGTAAATCTGCTGGTGGACGCGCTCCTGGTTTGACTATTGCTCAAATTCGTAGGCCTAGCTAATGCAAGAAACAGTCTCAGCCAAATACGCCCGGCTGTCTGCAAACAGAACTAATTTCCTAGATGCTGCTAGGGAATGTGCAAAACTTAGTGTCCCTTATCTCATGCCGCCCAGCGGTCATGCGAGCGGAAACAAGTTGCACGTCCCTTGGCAATCACAAGGATCTCGCGGCGTTAATACGATGGCAGCGAAGCTCATGTTGAGCCTTTTCCCTGTCAACGCTAAATTTTTTAAGTTACAGATCCAAGATGGGGTTCTCTCTCAAGACCCCGACATTGATGCACAAGCTCGCTCAGAGATTGATCTGGTCTTGTCCAAAATGGAGCGTGTTGTGATGCAGGAAATAGCCGATAAGGCTGACCGCGTCATGCTGCATCAAGCCATGAAACACCTTGTAGTGGCCGGCAACGTGCTGGTCTATATGGGTAAAAAAGGTCTGAAGATCTATCCCCTCGACCGATATGTGGTCAACCGGGATGGAGACGGACAGGTAACTGAAATCATCACCGTAGAGGCTATTGACGCCCAGTTCCTGCCGGAGAAATACCGCACCAAACGTCCTGGTATGCAGCCAGGAAACCACGTTGGTGAGCAGGGTGGAGGTGACATTCCTGCTGATCTCAAACTTGATTCCAATGGCAACGATGTTGCTGTCTATACCTGTGTCAAGCTGGTAGAAGGCACCTGGCGTTGGTATCAGGAAGTTGACGGTGAGATCATTGAAGGTTCTGAATCATCAGCACCTAAAAATGCATCGCCATATTTGGCCCTCAGGTTCAATGTGGTCGATGGCGAAGATTACGGTCGCTCCAGAATTGACGAGTTCCGTGGTGATCTTCAGTCCCTAGATGCTCTTATGCAGAGCTTGGTTGAGGGTAGTGCTGCAGCGGCAAAGGTTGTATTTACCTTGTCACCATCAGCAACAACAAAACCCAACCAGTTAGCACAAGCTGGTAACGGCGCAATAATCCAGGGACGACCCGACGATGTTGGGGTGATTCAATCGAATAAAGCGGCGGACTTCCGTACAGCTTTTGACATGGTTCAACAGCTGACTCAAAGATTGTCTGAAGCATTCTTGATATTTACTGCCCGCAATAGTGAACGCACTACGGCCGAAGAAATCCGCGCCACCCAACAAGAACTCAATGAACAATTGGGCGGAATCCTGTCATCTTTGCAGACAGATCTTCTGGCCCCGTATATCGCCCGAAAGCTGCTAGTCCTGCAACGTCAGCGTATGTTGCCTCAGCTGCCTAAGTTCAACGGCAAACCCGCTGTCTTCCCAACAGTTGTCGCTGGTCTGGAGGGAGTTGGTCGCGGCCAAGACCGTGAGGCATTGATGCTGTTTATGCAGACAATCGCCCAGACCCTTGGACCGGAGGCAATGGCTTCCTATATCAACCCCGACGAGGCAATCAAACGCCTCGCTGCAGCGGCTGGTATCGACTATCTGGGTCTCGTCAAAACACCTGAAGACCGACAAGCTGAGGCTGAGGCAGCTGCACAAGAACAGCAGCAACAGGCTCTTATCCAACAGGCAGGCTCTCTTGCTAAGACGCCCCTTATGGATCCCGATAAAAACCCACGTATTAGAGAAGCACTAGAAGATGGAGGAGAAGAAATCCCGCAAGGCCCCCCAGCGGAAGGCCCCGGCCCCGCAGGAGCCTGATAACAAATACAAACCGCAAGTCAAGATTCGACCCACCATTGCGGCGTCCCGTGTGGGACAACCAAACTCCCAACGTGTAACGGGAGCACGAGTTAATTCTGTCCGAGTAAAACACAACTAATGGCTACCACCAACACCTTTAACCCCATTGATGAGTCGGCTGAGGCTGCCCGTAAAGAGGCAGAAGCCAAAGCCCTAGCTGAAGGCGAGCGTCTCGTCGCAGCCCAAGAGGCGGCACAGGAACAAACCTATGAAGATGCTCGCAAGGCTGATCAAGAAAGCTCGCGCTATGCGGGCAAATACAAATCGGCGGAGGAGCTTGAGAAGGCGTACCTGGAGCTACAGAAAAAGCTTGGGGAACGATCTACTGAGGAACCGACTGCCGAGACAGAGGCCGAGGAACCTGCTACTGAGGAGTCTGAGGAAGAGATTGCTGAGGAGCCGTCTGAGGTCTACCAAACCCTCGAATCAGCTAGCCAGGAGTATGAGGAAGGTGGTGAGCTTTCCCCGGAGACTCTGGAGAAACTTTCTCAACTAGACAGTAAAGAGCTGGTTGAGCAATGGGTTGAGTACGTCAACAGCACAAAGAGCGACCCGGAACCGGGTGCAATGCCTCAGGAAGATGTTGACCGAATCATGGGTTCTGTTGGTGGTACTGAGGCCTATCAACAGATGATCGCCTGGGCTGGTGAAGCACTAGCTCCCGATGAGATTGCTGCCTATGACGCAGTGGTCACAAGTGGAAACCCTGATTCTGTATATTGGGCAGTCCAGGGGCTTCGATCGAAATACGTCGAGTCCAACGGCTTCGAGGGTAAGCAGGTGTCTGGGAACAGGGCAGCACGTCCTGAACCTGGATTCCGTAGCCAGGCAGAACTTGCCAGGGCTATCTCTGATCCTCGTTACCGCGATGATCCCGCTTATCGAATGGATGTTGAGCAGAAGCTCGCCCGTT